CGCTTCTGTAATACTGGTTCCTGTCTGCTGTAAATGTATCAGCATCAGTAGTTCCGTCTGACTGCATTACGAATGGATTAGCAATCATGCCATACCTAGTTTTGAAACCAATCTTAGGTTGGAATGTGCTTGGGTCAATCGCCCTAACCATTTGTAGTGGGACATATGGACAATAGAAAATACCAGCGTCATAAGGGCTTGTGCCTTTATAACCAACAACATAGAACTGGCTAGCAGCTCCTGTGTTTGCTGAATATGGGTCAATGTATACTCTATATCTACCGTTTAATACACCAGCAAATGTGTTACCTGATCCGTCTAGTACGAATGGGTTAGCGATCATGCCATACCTAGTTTTGAAACCAATTTTAGGTTGGAATGTGCTTGGGTCAATAGCCCTTACCATTTGTAGTGGAACATACGGACAATAGAATAGACCTGCGTCATAAGGGCTTGTGCCTTTATAACCAGCTACATAGAACTGACTAGCAGCTCCTGTGTTAGCTGAATAAGGGTCAATATATACTTTATATCTACCGTTAAGTACACCAGCAAAAGTATTACCTGTGTCATCAACATTTAAGTTAGTTGATAATGCTGGAGCGTAATCTAAGATACCAGCCATAGCTAAAGCACTTGCTACATCTGATGAACAGATGATGAAGTTACCTTTACCACGCCTTGTGTCTTGTGCGATTACATTAGCGTCACGCTCGATATTAAATAAAAGACCTTTAAATCTTTCTACTGACCATCTACCGTTACTGTCTACATCTAAGTCAAATGTACCAGCTGTAGCAGTTGAGGCTGAGCCTGTTTTTGCTACTTTGTAAATAGTTCTAATGACTTCCCTATTAATTTCAGCAAGTATTTCTTGTGAAAGAATATTAGAAAGTTCAGATTCTGCATCTAGACCATGAACTGCTTTCAAGTCTTGAGCTAGTTCTACTGTGTACTGAGCTTTTAGTGCTCTTGATTTAGCTGTAACAGTAGTCTTCTCAATCGAGAATGCCATTTCATTTAGTGTAGTGCTGTCTCCAAATCCTTCTGCAGTGCTTGTAGATACACCAGCTCCAGTAGTGTAAGAACCGTCAACTGGATTAGATCCAGCGTGTGTTCCGCCACCGGCGAAGTCTGTGTCTGCTTCGTTAAATAAAGCCTCAGTTCCAGTTTGTGAACTGTAATGTGACTTCATTGCAAAGATTAGACCAGTTGGTCCAGACATTGGTTGTACTCCACAAACATCGTAAGCCATAAGGTTAGGTAACGCACGTCTAACTAACGAGATCAATATAGGATCATAGTTGTCGACATTGCTACCTGTTTGGTTAGCATGTGTAGCCTCGAAAAGAGCTTCTTTTTCTTCACGAAGAGCCTTCTCTTGGTTTTCGAGTACTACTGTGGTTACCGCTCTCTTGTATGGATCTTGAATCTCAGTTAATTCAGGATGCTCAAGAACTGGTTGCCACTTCTTTTGTAGTTCTTCTGAAAGATACATCAGTTTCTCCTTGTTTTTACTTTGTTATGTTTTATAACCTAATTATTTATAAAAAAATTAATTTTTAACCTTATCAAACTTAGCTGCTTGAGAGATACCTTGTACATATCTACTCATTACACTATTGTCTGTTAAAGTTCCCTGATCAACGCTATCTTCTAGCTTACCGCTGTCTTCAGCTTTCGCTTTAGGAAAATAATTTTCCTTGATAACATTAAGTTTCGAAGTGTACTTGTCCTCGTCTTCGTAGGATATACCCTCAACGAGACTCGCAAACTTTTCAACTTCGGTTTCAGCTAGATCGTCAACCACGGAACGGAAAACTTTTTCCTTTTGTAGTTGTTCTCTATCTTCGCTGATTGTAATAGACTTACCAATCTCTTCGTCAAGCTTAGTTTTTAGTTCATCTATTTCTTGCTGTTGAGACGCCAACACATCGAATTTTTCTTCAGGAACATCAATATAATGTTCTGTGAAGACTTGCTTCAAGCCTTTTACAAAGCTTTCAGTAATCTCGTTGCGTAGACCGTTTTCTACAGCCAGCTCGTTTTCTTTCATCCACTGCTCAGTCACATAACTGAGGTATTTGTCGATGTTTTCTACAAGTTTTTCTTTGGCTTCGTCAAAAGCTTGAGAAGCTTCTTCAACAAGTGCGTTTTCTATTTCTGTTACTTGTTGGTTGACTCTGGCCACAACACTAGCTTCAAACAATGTTGCTGCTTGTGTCTTAAATTCTTCTGAAAGATGCTCTTCATCTGCAAATAAGTTAGCAATGTCTTCCTCAAATAAAGTTTCTTCTGTTGATTCGTCTTCAGATGCTTCAGCTTCTACTTCCTCTTCTTCAGATTCAGCAATAACTTCTTCCTCTTCTTCGCCGTCAACATATTCAACTTCACCTTCTTCCTCTGCAACAACCTCTTCCTCAGTAGCTTCTTCTTCAGTTACTACTTCGTCTTCCGCTACTTCAGGTGTTTCTTCAAGTACTTCTTCATCAGTCTCTTCGACTTCTTCTTGATGTACATTACCTTTAGAGCTAGATTGTCCAACTACATTACGGGGATCTTCGCCGTCATTGTAGTTAGGTGCTTTACCAGCACCGGAGTTAGTAGGTCTAGGGGCACTGCCAGCTTTAGCTGACGCTTCCTTTCCTACAGGGCTAGTTAATCCGCCTTCTGGATTGCTAGTACCACTGAGGTCTTGCTGTTCAGGATTTGGATTTGAGTTACCTTGTAGGGGAGGTGTAGCATCACCCACTTTTTTATCTAGTGGACGATGAGCATCCGCTGAAGATGTAGGCAAGTTAGCTTTAGAACTTGACCCTTGCGTAGGTGAAGTTTGATCTCCAGCTATCGCCTCATCTATAACTTCTACGGTATCGTTTTGAAGCTTACCTTCTAGAAGTTCTCTGATTTTGGATTCTAC